TGACGAGTAAGAGAAATTAGTGTTTCTCTGAAAATCACAGCCTTTTTTATTATGATTTTTGTATTTTGGGTACACTGAAAACAACTTTTTGAGTGAATCTGGTTTTAGGCCCTTTTTTCGTTAGAAATCCCCCATCCCATTGTGGAAAACTAATTCAGTTTGCTTACATTTCTCTGCTTTTCTCTTTTTTTATCCCTTATTTTATAATTATGGTACTTTCTTATGTTATATCCAATACACACTAAGCTTAGTTCTACCTTGACTCCGCTTTCTCCTCGTCGATGCAAGCGGACATATTCAAAATCTTGTTTGATGTCCGCAAACGCTCCCTCTGCCTGTGCACTACGATTTCTCATCAATCTCTTTCCTTCTTCACTCTTTAGACATTCATCTATCTCTTTATGCATCTTTTCTAAGGCAGGGACTATCCGTGCACTTCTTCCGTTCTTTGATGTCGTGCATTTGCTCCTGTGTGGACATTCACCGCAGTTTTTATTTCTGTAATACATCGTCGTTTTTGGATATTGTCCTTTGATATTGAGTCCTATTCGCTCTATCTCAAATACATGTCCGGCTGGACATACTGGAGTACCATCCTCTTGTCGTTCCATGTGCCGCAGTTGATAGCGATTCTTATCATTTACTTTCTCTTTCTTCTTTTCATATCCACTGTATTTCAATAGTCCTTTAATCCCTTTACTTTTGCAGTAACAGTAATTATCATAGCTCCCATATCCTGCATCCGTTACTTCTATATCAGGGTATTTTCCATATAATTCTTTATATCCTTCTGTAAATGGTTGTAACGTTTTTATATCATTTGGATCACTACTTAGATATTGATAGGCGATGTACCCATTATTTACTCCTATTTGTACGTTATATCCCGGTTTGAATACATTTGTATGATTGTAATAATCATATTTCATATGCATGAATGTGGCATCTGGATCTGTCTTGGAAAAACTGTTCCTGTCTTCCAATATATCTTCCTGGATTGCATACTCCCACATCTTTACTGCACTTTTCTTCAATTCATCGCACAATTTTGCGATTTCGTGTTTTCCTCTGCCTTTTCGGATATATTCTTTTTCCTTCAGCCAATTTTCAAGCGCTTCATCTATTTTGATCATATACTCAATATTTGGATATTTCAAAATTGAATAATTGATATTGATTTCATGTTTTTTAAAGTATCGATTCACTTGTTTTAACAGTTCCATACATTTCTGCCAGTGTCTGGGAAGGTATCGTTTACTCCAACCTTTCCAACAGAACGTCATCTTATTGGCATTTGCCTCAAATTTTGTACCATCAATATAAAGAATCTGTTCTTCCAATGCTTTTTCATCTTGTACATACAGATAGATTTCTTTCGCAATCGTTTGAATGGATTCTTTCAATGTATGATTGATGAATCGTTCAAAGCTCTTATAACTTGGAACACAACCGTTCGTGATACTACGGTAACGAATATCATAGCGACAAAGTTTTTCCAGTTTTCGTAAAGAAGCATAGCCGTCTTCAGCAAAGGCCATGAGGATGATGGTCAACATCATGACAGGGTCATAAGAGCGAGAATCAAGATTATGGAAATCTATAAATTTATTTAGATTAATCCTCCCTAAGACTTCCAAGATCGTGACGCTCAAATCATCATCAAGAACATCATTTTGAAAAGAATAATCAAAATTTAGTAGCATATATGGTTGATATGCGGTATAATTTCCTTGGTTAATTTGAGTACTTGTCATACATAAATTATACCAAAAAATACACCTTCTTCTCTATAGAATTGGGTGTATTTTTTATGTCTGGGCTGTGACTTATCTGTCACAGCCCCTTTTGATGTTCCGCCAGATTCGGAGTTATTTACGTATTTAAAGACTGAGGCAGAAGTTAGGACAGAGGATAACCTCTATCTTATCAAGGGTGTAAACAAGCTGATCACGCAGGCCACGATTACCTGCGAACTGGATATGGATGATTGGAAGGCATCGTATTATCTGAAAACAGCAGATATTGCTGCACTGCAGACAAAAAACATAGGCGATGTATTGAATTATATCAAGCCTTCAGGGTGGACGGTAACCGGCGAAGAGGTCAGAACGATCAGACGCACACCGGATAAGGAAAAATGCAACGGGTACGATGTACTGATGCGCTGCAAGGTGGTATATGATGTGCAGTATGATTTTGATTGTTTGAGCAAGGTCGTTACTGTGATAGATCCATACGCTTCTATAGACACCGGATTGTATGTAACTCCAGAGTTAAACATGAAGGACCACACATATAAGGAAAGTAGCACAGGGCTTGTCACAAGGCTTTACTGCTACGGTGCTGATGATTTGACATTTTCCGATATAAACGACGGGAAGCCGTATATCGACCTGCAGGGCTACAAAGGCAAGCCGATAGTGACCTCATGGATAGATGGGCGATACACGAACAAGGAAAGCCTTCTGGCGGACGGAAGGAAGAAGCTGCAGGAGTTGGCAGCACCGGTTGGATCATACACAATCAATATGATAGACCTTGCCGCGGTAGATGATAAGTACAAAGACTTGAAGGTGAAAATTCGAGAGACAGCGCATTGTATCATTGATCCTGTCAGAGGCATCGATGTACCACACCGTATCGTAAAAATCCGAAAGTACCTACTGGATGAAGAAAGGTCGAACAATACGATTACACTGTCTAATGAACCTCGTAAAATAACGGATATGATAAACCAGATGCAGGAAAACGTGACCGAACTTACGCAGGATGGATATAAGAAAGAAACGACTATCCGGAACAATTCTGAAAGCATTGAGTTGATTGCAAAAGGGCTAGGAGAAGCTCAGTTGAAATTGCAGGAAGACCAGATCGTTGCGCTTATATCGAAGGCGATAAACAACGGTAACTCCATGCAGACTATGCAGGTGATTATAGATATCCTTGGTCTGACAATAAAGAATGGTGGAATCAAGGTATATGATGGTAACAATAGCCTTGTACTCTATGTTGATCAGAATACAAAGAAATTAAATTTCTCTGGTACGATATCAGGCACGACGATAACAGGAACACTATTCGATGGTGGAACTATCAGGACAAACGATGGGGACATTGGAGGATGGAGTATAAATTCCAACGGTTTGTATAACGGTACAGTCAAAATTAAGAATAGTGGAATCACCAATATCTATACATGGGCTGACCTGTATATTATCCGTTTGATAATTATGGGTACTGTGGATGCTGATGATGATATGGTCTATCACTATGATTTTAATGGAGATGGAAAGATAACACCAGCTGATTATGCTATGTTGAAGAATAGATTAAAAGCTATGTAGGAGGCGATTAAATGGATATAGTAGTAACACAAATTAAACAAATTGGTAGAGAGATAATGCTTGATGGAAACAGTCTTGTAGGTTATCAACATTCAGCTAATCTTTTTATCAAGCTTATCAAGGATGCATCGGAATCAAATCCATTTAAGGGAATGGTGTTATCTGGTTACTGTACTAGTTGGAAATCAGATATGCCGATCGTATGCCCTCTACAGGAAAAGGATGATGGGACATACATTTTGTTGCCTGATGGGGTGTTTGAAAACGAAGGCGATGTATATTTGTCTTTGGCAGCGATTGACGAAAATAAAATCGTTATCACATCTAACAGATTAGCTCTACAAGTAGATGTATCCAACAAAATCAAAGCTGCAGTTTCTCCACCGGAAGAATATTGGCAAAGAGAAGTATTAAGTGCTATGAAGTCATGGTATACGAGTAATGTTGATCCTTATTTTGAAAAAAGCAAAGAGAAATTAGATGATTTGATAGACCAAACTAACGAATCTCAAAAGGATGTAAAAAATGCAGTGGCACAATGTTATGATGCTATATCAGCACTGCAACTTGAAACATTCGATATGGACGGCGGTGACCCGTTCACACAAGCGAGCGAAGAAGACATTGATGTAAACGGTGGGTATCCGATTTAAAGAGAGGAGAATGAGAAATGCCATTTTATACAATAAGACCACGTGCTGGAACAAAGGCACAATGGGAACAATCAAATATGGTTTTGAAAGAACGCGAAATCGGTTATGAAATACCGAATGAAGGTGTTGGAAAGGGAACCGTTAAAATGAAAATGGGAGATGGAGTAACACCTTGGAATAGTTTACCTTATGCAATACCTGTCGCATTAACACCTAGCGATATCGTTACGACGGATTCAACATCCAATGCAAAAGTACCTAGTGCCGGATATTGTAAAAAGAAATTCGATGATATAAAAACCGAATTAAACAGAAATACTGTTCAATTAACTAATTCGGCATATCTTCCTATGGCCAATATGTATAGAAGTGGGCAAGTCGTTTATTTAAGATGTGCTGGTTATATGCAAAAGGAATTGGCAGCGAACGGAGAGACTACGATAGCTACGCCGTCGATGATTCCGGAAGCTTTTCGCCCAACAGTAGATCTAAATTTCTATGAAATCGTAGGTAGTACAAAAATTATCGCAAAGATAAATATTAAACAGGATGGAACTATTTTGTTTTCCCCTCTTGAAAAAATAGTAAAGGATGTTGGCGTCAACATACACCTTACATATATAACAGGAAAATCTACTATCTAACGAAAGGAGCATTAAGATATGGAATTTATTAAACTGAAAAATGGCAGTAGATATCAGCTGATCACAGACGGATTCAATGTCGGAGATAATCATGTGAAACTTGCTTTCATTGCTGATAGATCACTAAAAGAGATTCATTCTGAATTCTCAAAAAAGGAAAATGTTGAGACATTGTGTGTAGAAAACGCAACAGGCGAGACACTTACTGTATGTGATGGATATGTGGTTTTAGACAGCTACGTATCATTAGATTTGCATTATGAGGTATCGCCAGTTGAATATGGCGGTGATGGGGAAGTTGTAAAAGCAGCTGATTATGGTGAAGTCGCTTTCTTGTCTTTATATAAAGAAACAGCAGAAAGCATGCTGGAAGAATTGAAACTTAAGCAAGAGGTGACTGCACAGGCAGTTCAAGATTTGATACTGATGGCGGCAGGAGGTAAAGCATAATGGAAAATTTTCTGGTATATCGTATCTTAGATGGAAAGCTTGATTTTGCTGATGTCCCCAAAGCGCTAGAAGCCGGAGTGAAAAAAATTCTGGTTGAGATAGGTCACGAAGAATTAACGAAGTAGTATAAGAGGGTAAAACGCCCTACATATTGCCAAGAATGGCGGAAAGAGATGAGGTTATGAAACATATGACACAGACTTTAACAGACAACTATAATGCCTTTGTCGGCGCTGTAATCGCCGTACTGAGTATGGTATTTGGAGAGCATTGGTATTTATTCGCATTATTTCTATTACTCAATATTGCAGACTGGGTAACAGGCTGGATGAAGTCAAGAATCATGAAAAAAGAAAATTCAGTAAAGGGTTGGCAAGGAGTACTTAAAAAGATTGGATACTGGATCATGATTACGTTTGCATTCATGATTGCGGCAGGCTTAATCGAAATCGGTGAGATTATCAGTGTAGACTTACAGATTACTACGCTGCTTGGATGGTTCGTGCTGGCCAGTTTGATTGTGAATGAAGCACGTTCCATCTGTGAAAACTTTGTTGAAGCTGGATTCAACGTACCAAAAATTTTGAGCAACGGCTTAGCTGTTGCCGACAAACTTATTAACAAGGAAAGCGAGGACGAAGAAAAATGAAAATTTTGCTTATTGCAGGACATGGCGCAGGCGATCCAGGAGCTTCCGGATGCGGATACAGAGAAGCTAACCTTACCAGAGAGCTGGTCAACCTGATTGCGCCGAAGCTGAGAAAGTATGCGATAGTGGATGTGTACAACGAAAACCGCAGCGCATTCTATGATGTACAGAACGGTACATTCAAAATCGGAAAGTACGATTATGTGCTGGAAGTACATTTCAATGCATTCAATGGATCTGGACACGGTACAGAAATCTTTGTAACAGACAGCGAGCAGTATACCGATGTGGAACAGGCCATCATGAACAAGCTTGGAAAGCACTTCGTGAAGCGTGGTGGTTCCGGTGTCAAGGTGACAAACTGGCTGGTGATTTATACATGCAAGTGTTTAGGCATCAGCTCCGCCCTGTTAGAGACGTGTTTCATCGATAACAAGGCGGACATGGCCGAATACCAGGCACACAAAGAATCCGTGGCACAGGGCATTGTAGACGGCATTGCAGAAGGCTTCCAGTTGAAAGCAAACAGCGCAGAGCAGAAGCCAGGGAACAAGCCTGCAGCACAGAATAAACCTTCCAAACCATCCAAACCAGCACAGCCTGATCAGATTTTGCATAAAGGAGAATACTTCGTCATTCCAGGAGTGCATAGCGTAGACCAGGTATTGGCCAACATGGATAGCATCTGGTGCGAGG